TCTGAGGCAAGTGGCATAGAATCCCACCAACTACCTGGAGCAGAACCTTGAAAGGCTGAAATTTCACCAGAGGCAATAATATTTCCGGAAATGGTAAGTGTTGTTCCGTCATACTTCATTCCCGGCATTCCTTTAATAGTAGATGAATTTGTCCAAATAGCTAACTGATCAGCTAACGGTGTACCCGAAACAAGTACATCACCTAATCCTGAACCAGGAGTATATTCATGAGTGTGGTCAATTGCAGCAAATAAAGAAGATAATGAATTTAGCCCGATATAAATAGCTGTAAGGTCATTTTCATTACCAAGGTATTGTTTTACTTCCGGCAAGTAGGTGTGTGTGGGGTGATATATTATTGTTCCGGTTAGAATAATTTCAATCTCATGAGCATTATCAGGAACAAACTCAAACGTTCCAATTCCTGAATCACTTAGTTGTACCGTGCTGTAGTCACCATCCTTCTGTATTTCAATTCCTAACCCGTCTGATTCCTTTAATAGGATAAGATCGGAAGATGAGGCTTGAATAATTTCAATACCTATACCATCAGGGTAGAATACACCAAGATCATGTTGCTCAATATGTACTACTTCATCAGGCATTATATCTTGATTTAGCTTTTAGATTTTATTATTTCACTAAAAATACCAGTTTTGATAGTTATTCTTCCTCCGGTTACTTCCGTGTCAGGAACCGTTGTTTTGATCTGTATTTTATTTCCGTTACCATCTGCTAGTTGAGTCTGAGCCGCAGTTAACACAAGGAGTACCCTTACATCATCTGAGCCTAGGTTTTTTGTTGTCAACTGAGACCATGTTTCTCCTGCCGGTAAAGTTGGAAGTACCCGTAGGTAGAATCTACCTAAGGGTACACCAGTTATAGCATTGAAAATAATTATTTGAACTTCTGTTATTTCAGCTATATTAGACGGGTCAAGTTGAATGCCTTGATTATCCTTTATTTTAATCAAGAATTTCGGTGTGGACCCTGAATAAATAGCCATAACAGTAGTGAATTAATTAGTTTGTCTCAATGTAAGTGACATAAACACTTATTTTACCTGCAGTCATTAGAGACCAGTTTGCACCCGGTGTGCCTCCAACCCATATTTTTGTTGCTGCAATATTCGGAGCCACATTGAATCCCAAAGTATGACCCATAGCAACGATGGCGTTAAGTGCGTAAAGAGTTGCCGATGCCACAAACTGCGTACCTGCCGAAGCGTTTCCTATTGTCACAGCAAGTGACACGGCCCCAGTATGCACTTCCTCGGTAACCGCCTTAACGTCAAGAACCCTTGCCAAGGCAGGAATAATAGCTCCAAGGTCCAAATTCTGTGCGGTTGTATTGGCTGCTGTAGCCCAATTGAAATCACAACCAGCTTTACCTGGTGCTCCAATGGTGATTTTAACAGTTTTTACATTTGAAAATGATTTTCCGTTAAGGGTTAACTGCTGTCCACTTGTCCTGATCCATGCTAAAAATGAATCTCTAAGGTTATGTAATAACATACCGGGATTCCCGCTTTTGTTTCTGTAATCTTTATACATTTTTTTAATTTTTAGGATTGTACTAATGAATTGGCGAACTGTTCATAAGCTAACCTGGCTTTATCGGCCTGACCAGCAATATGTAATATTTTTGATGCACATAACCATGTAAGGGCATCCGATAGGGTGTCGGTTAACTCTTCTGGCTTTGCAGTCTTGATGTAACTTGCTGAAGATGGAGTGGCCCCACTCAATACTTTTGAACATTCCAAATACTTCGATACAGACCCAGCGTTAACAGAAGTGCTTCGTTTTACTACAGATGGCCTACCATATCCGGGCTTAAGGTATTCATTGTCATGAATTGTGTAATTTGGATCCTCGGTTGAGATAGCTTTTCTGACAGATTTTTTCCACAATGGGAACTTTACCTCATGTAGTCGGATATAATCAACAGGAACAGGTATGTATGCCTTATCTTCCCCGTAAATTATTCCAGTTGTTACCAATTCGGAAGGTGTTAATAAATGAATCGGTCCTTTTTCAAGGATATCCTTTGCGCTCTCATCGAGCATTGGGCCGATATAATCATCAAAAGGAAGAGACACCCCTTCTGGGGTGTACTCGTCCAATTTAATTTTTACTTTGTTTATTAAACCCGTCCTTTCCATATACCAGGAATTATTTTAAGTCAGGGAAAACATACTTGTTTTGATTAGCTACCGCCATGACGATTGTTTTGTTAGGCATGGATGATGCTGATAAGCCTTCAATGTGACTCAATATATAGTCACGGGCTGCTTGAACGGTTGTGATACCGGGAACAGTTGTTTCCTCAAATTCTTGCTCAACTACTGTGGCCTCGTCATCAAATGATCCAATCTCCCTGAAGGTTATTCCGTTGGAAGTGTCCTTTTTTAGGGCTTCCTGTAGTTTCGGATCCGAAGTCTGAAATGTTCCGTTTATTTGAGGTCTTAATGATCCTCCACGGAAAGCTACTAACACCCTTCTTCCATCAACCATAGTGTACATGTCATAGGTCTGAAACTTTAGGGCTTGATAGGTTTTTGTAATCATAACAATTGTTATTATTAGGTTGGAGTATAAAATAAAAGCAAAGGGTGTAGCTAAAAACAACACCCTTTGCTTTATATCAACTAGGCTTTAGGCCCAATGATTGCGTGAGTATCAGGGTACCTTGTGATAACACCGGTAGTTTCTTCGAGAACTACTGCATCAACATTTCTCTGTCCTGATTCCTTTAGGTTCAGTTTACGTGTTGCCATTGGCTTCATGGTATGTTTCTCAATCTGGTTAATGTCCAAAACAATACCTTTTTCTCCCCAACCTGCATGATCGAGTAATGAGTGGTGCTTATATAGAAGTACACCGAAGTTTGTTTCGATCTGATTAAACTTGATACCCCACTTAACCTCCACCTTTTTAGCTTCAATTTGCTTTTGAACTGTAGCGATCTTGCTGATATGAGCTGTTAATGCGTCACCACCAAAGAATATCCTTGTTTCGGACCCGCTATTGCCTGTGAATATTGATTTAGTCCAGTCAACGAATGTTGCATCGTCAATAGTTCTGTCAGATCCACCAACGCCATACTCAAGACTTTTGGTAATAAACCTAGTGATACCACCAGTAGCATACCTTTCCTTTGCGTTAACCAAATCAGTAAATTTGGAGCGAACACCGAACAGGAAGGAGAACTCCATAGTTTGTCTCATGTCATAGATGTTCTGTGCCTCATAATCAGAGAATGACCAGTCAACTTCTTTGTCATGAATTTTCTGGAAGGTAGATTCTTCAACCTGAGCCATGAAAATCTGCATATAGTTGAAATCCTTAACAGGTATGATAGCATAAGGCGATGTCTGCGCATCAAGCTCATGTTTACATGATCCCATTCTCACCATAAGCGTACCGGCAGCTAAAGTCGGTATAATCTGATTCGCTGCATTGGCATTAGTACCAAGAGGCCCGTTCAAAGGCTGAATAGTTATAGTCCCATCCGCAACAGTTTTAGCCGCTACGAAACAAACAAGGTCTTTACCGTCACTTCCTGTAACACCGTAAAACATAACCGTATCATCCACACTCCAAGCATTCACATTAGTTACCTCAATTGCTTTGGTGGTGTCTCCATCGGTTGTTCTAGTGTAAAGAGTTTTAACCGTGTCTTTAATAGGTCTTGAATCTACTGCGTAGTAGTCAGACACGAAAGACTTTACGTCAACACCGTTTGCGATACTCCTCATAATAGTATCCAGCGGAGTTGCGGAAGGTCGCATCTCAGTAACTTTTTTTGATATGTAATTCTTATCCAGGTCAGGTGATCCAGCTTTTACAGCTTCCATAGTCACGGGGGATCCCGAAACAACAGCACCGGCAGCATATGTCAAGCCTGCTCCAAGAGCAGCGAGACCGGAGACGGCAAAAAGGATAGCTGCTATAAGCATCATCCCTAATCCAAGCCCCCCAATTCGGAACAAGTTATTTTTTTTCATTTTGGTTTTCTTTTTTAAATTGATATTAAATATATAAACTATTGATTATTAAGCGAATACATCTCTTTTCCTTGTTTTGTTCACCAAATCATCCATGTAATTCGGTTTAGTTGCTGTCTGGGTTATTTCGTCAGCAGCTTTGTTTGGCCTTGGCATACCGTCTCCAATAACAGGTGAGGCTTCCTTTTGAGCTACAATGTTCTCATTCCTTCCTGCAATACGGCCTTGGTCAGTTGCGGCAAGCACATCATTATCATAACTGAACGCTTTTGCGATGGATTGAAGATGCTCCTCACTTATGTTACCGTTGTTAATATCGGTAAGCATAGCATCAAATTTTGCGAAGAACTCATCTGCGGCAGCTTCATCCATACCTCTTTTTTCAAGAAAAGCGGTAATAGCCTGTTCTGAGGTACTAATGTTCTTGGCGTACTCATCCTCAAACTGCCTGCGCTTAGCAATGCTTTCCTCTCTGGCGGATTTGTTCTTAGTCCATCCCTCATAGTCAGGATCACCTTCGATGGCTTGTAAATCTTCAGGGGAAATATGACGGGCCAAGGCTTCCCTGAATGTTGATCCATTGAGCATATCACGGACTACTTCCCCTACCTGTGGTTCCGACTCGAAAAGGTTGACGAGTTTCTTTGATGCCGCTTTACCTTTCTCCTTGTAGCTTTCAAGGTCAGCCAGATACTCATCAAGTGTTTTGTCGATATCCTCATCGGATTCAAATTTCTTATCAGGGTATGCTTTACTGAGTTTATCAGCATAGCGATGTTTCTTAGGTGCTTCTTCTGGCGCAACTTCCTCCTGTGTAACTTCTTCCGGTGCAACTTCCTGTGGAGCTTCCTCTGCGGTTTCGGTATTATTTTTTTCCTCGATATCCATTTTTATAAAATGTTTATTTATACTGCTAAAAAGCTGTACTATGAAGCCCAAATCTATGTATATTGTTGATAACTTACAGGGCTATTAATCCTTATATTCTGCTTATTAAACTATTTTTACGACAAAAAGGAAGCATATGGGTAAAATCAGGGAAACTCAAACGCTCAAAAAGCATCAAAAAATGTATTCTCGGTTTTTGGAGATAAGAAAGAGTTATGGCGAGATAGCCAAGCATATTTCAAACACATTCTTTTATGATCAGATTGCTGAAGAGTACGACTGTTCAACAGATCAAGCAAGAAGGGTATGTAATAAGTTCGCTAAATCCGGGAGGAGTATTTAATGAAAGAGATTCCTTCTGAGATGATTATCATGGAGAATAAAGCAAGGAGGGATATACTTTCCTCTCATTATGATGCTTATACCGGCATCGGTTCTCCAATCGAAAGAATGAAGATTACATACATGGGTAAGGGATCATTTTGGTCATATGAGATTCCGATAACTATGTATAATGAGAATAAAGAGTTCATTGACAAATTAGAGGAATCAGGAAGTATTGAGGATGTTGTTAAGGGTACCGGAATTTCAGTTGATCAATTTATTATCCTGTTAACGCAGCTTCGGTTTAAGTATGATTTCGAGTTCTGGGCCTTTACCACCGTCAAGATTCAGGATAAGGAAAGTAAACTTGAAATCCCTTTCCGTCTCAACAGGCCACAAAGGAGGGTATTATCACGGTTTGAAAAAATGCGTATCGAACGAGTACCTATCCGAGCAATTATCCTTAAGGCAAGGCAATGGGGAGGATCTACATTCGTGCAGATCTATATGGCATGGATCCAGCTTATTCATCGGACTAATTGGCACTCAGCTATCATTGCGGACGTTGAAGATCAGGCAAGGAATATCAGGGGAATGTATTCTAGGTTAGCGAGCAGGTACCCGGAATCAATAGGTAAGATCGAGTTTAACCCTTTCGAGGGCTCTACAAAGAACAGGGTTATCAAGGGTAGAAACTGCATCGTTGGCGTTGGTTCGGTTCAGAAACCGGATAGCTTAAGGTCCTTTGACTTTGCCATGACACATATGTGTATTGCTCCCGGAACGCTTATTCCAACAAAAGACGGGTTTTTGAAAAAGATTGAGGAGTTAGGAATTAATGATCAAGTAATTACTCATACAGGGGCTTACGCTAAAATTAAATCAGTTACGGGAACAAAGCCAAACGAATTTAATGGTAGTGGATCTTCTATTAACATAACTCCTTGGCTTGGGCATCCTATTAATATGACCCCAAATCATCCGGTATTTACTAACAGAGGTTGGGTGCAAGCTAGTGATCTTAAAAAATCAGACATGCTTTCAATGCCTGTTAGGAGAATTACGAATGAAATAAAGGAGATAAAGCTTGGTGTCACAAAGGATCGGGTACGTGGAGGAGGTATTAAATCAAAAGAAGGGGGCAAGGTAATGCCTATTAGCACAGAGCTTGGTTTCGCTTTTGGGTATTACCTAGCGGAAGGTTCTTTGCATTATAATAAAGCTGGTGCTAACGAAATACAATTATCAAGACATGATAAAGAAACAAGTTTCGGGGACCGTGCTGTTAAAGCATTAACCGGATATTTCTCCAGTCATTATCGTAAAAAAAGAATCGGAACACTTACTACTTTAGAGACTATTTACGGGACTGTATTAGCAAGATTTATAGATAAAGAGTTAGGGGTTAAGGCCAATAAAAGAATCCCTGACTGGTTTTTTAAATGCGGAGAAGAATTTTTAAAAGGGGTGCTTGAAGGTTATTTATCTGGTGATGGAAGTAAGTCTAATGAAAAACAAGACAGTTATGAACTTGCGTCTATAAGGGTTACTACGGTTTCATCATCACTGGCAATGCAGATTAGAGACGTTGCAGCGTCACTTGGACTAGGATGGGCAGCTATAGACAAAAGAGAGAAAGGTAATTATTACGGAAGGAATTGCAAGAAAACATATATAGTTAGATGGGCTGGTAAATCCGCAAGGAATATTAGGAATTTACTTGGCTGGTACGCACCTGATAATGGGCATTCTTATAGTGAAAAGACAATTATATCTGATGGTTTCGTATGGATAAAGATTAGAAAAATTGAAGCATCTAGAGTTGATTTAGTATATGATGTAGAAGTCGACCACACAGACCATTCTTTTAGAACAATATATTTTTCAGTAAAAAATAGTGAAGTTGGATTATGGAAATCAACCCCCCAGAAATCTGCTGAGGATCTGGTACAAGGTGTAAGAGCCACTGTTCCGGACGTTCCGGATTCACTTGCGGTACTTGAGTCAACAGCCAAAGGTGTAGGTAACTTCTTTCACAGGGAATGGCAGGTAGCTGTATCAGGAGAGAGTTCATACGATCCCATTTTCGTTCCTTGGCATGAGATAGAGAGATATCAGAAGCATATTCCTGACATCCATAAGTTCATAACCTGGGTTAAGGGTGATGAGTACGCAATGTACCTATGGTCCCTTGGGGCAACATTGGAGGGTATTAAGTGGTACTTCGATACAAAGAGGGGAGAGAATTATGATGATTGGCGAATGAAATCAGAATTCCCATCAACAGCAGAGGAAGCATTTCAGAGTACAGGTAGGAGGGTATTCGCTCCGGGATATGTCCAGCTTGCAAGGAAAACATGTCAGAAACCTCTCATTTTTGGTGACATGTTCCCTCTGATAAAAGGCAAAGAGGCATTTGATAACATGCGATTCGAGCCGAGCGATAAAGGTCTATTGCTCGTTTGGGAGAAACCGGATACCACGGTTCAGGTATCTGACAGGTATGTGGTAGTTGTGGATATCGGGGGAAGGACAGACAAGGCCGACTGGTCGGTAATCAAAGTGTTTGACCGGTATTGGATGATGGATGGAGGAAAGCCGGTTGTTGTTGCCACATGGAGGGGTCACATTGATCAGGACCTTGTATCCTGGAAAGCTGCTCAGATTGCAAAATGGTATAACAACGCTCTTTTGGTAGTGGAAAGCAACTCACTGGATACCGAGGAAACCGAAGGTGACCACTTCCTGACCGTTCTGGATGAGATAGTAAAGTTCTATCCGAACATTTACGCAAGGGTGGATCCGGAGAAAGTAAGACAAGGGATTCCGATTAAGTACGGGTTCCAGACCAATATGTCAACTAAGCCAATGGTTATTGACTTACTCAATGGTGCGCTCAGGGAAGAGATGTATTACGAAAGAGATTTAAGGGCATGCGATGAGTTTGACACCTATGAGATTAAACCAAATGGTAAGTATGGGGCTGTAGATGGCTGTCATGATGATTTAGTTATGGCTACAGCCATAGGGTTATGGATATGTTTCAAGCATCTTCCAACCCCTCACTTAATTGAAAGGTCGGCAGCAAAAACAAGTAAAAAGATAGTATCGGAGGCATCAATATAATGGAAGAAGTAAAAGAACAAATGAGGAAATTTTTGGAGAACAACTTCGCTAAAACAAGGTGGCCTTTCATATCCAAGGTTATTTTCAAAAGTCATTTTCCGGAACATACGGAAGAGGCATTGAATGAACTTTTCAAAGAGGGAGTAGTATTCCAAAGGCAGGGATTAAACAGCCTGTTAATTCAGTTCATTGATACCGATGTAAAAAGAGAAAGAGTAAGGCAGTATTATATAAAAATAAATTCATAATAAACTATGGGAAACATTTTAACTGATTTCGGAAAACGGGTAAGTATCGACTACACGGAGTACAGAAACTTCCTAATTAGCTACTGGGATGTGAAAAGAGATACTAGGCTTGTTAAACGTGCCGTAAAAAGAGCTAAGAGAAAAAATGCTGCTGATGGCAGGACTTATTACATTCTTAAAGATAAAACTGGAGGAATCAATGAGTTTTGTAAAAGCGAAATACTATTCTGGACGCATAGGCACAAACCGGCATTGTTGCATGAAATGGATTTAATGCAAAGGCTTTCAGCTTCGTATGCTATCGTAACTTCCAATGAAGCGATACTGGAGCAGTACAACCAGGTTCAACTTAAAAAAGAGCAATAACATGAATAGTGAACATATTTCCCCTGAGGATGTCGTATTAATTATCCTTGACACTACACCATCAAATGAAGGATCGAGACACCCAATGGTTAGTGCTTGCGGAGTATGGAGTGAAAATATGATCGACTGGATCTGGAATAAAGAACGCCTTGCACAGTTCAATGTTCACGACCTGGTTAAAATTTACCGGGCTGCTAAATGGAGGGATGGAGATGAGTAACAGCCTTATTTATACAGGTATCATTGTTTCTAAGCCACGAATGACCCGATCAGACAAATGGAAGCATAGGGAGGTGGTTGATCGTTATTGGGCTTTCAAAGATGCTATTGTGCTTGCCGCTAATAAGCAAGGGTTTAAGCTGGGTAATAATGTGCAAATAATTTTTGGGATACCGATGCCTAAGTCATGGAGTAATAAAAAGAAAATGGAGTTCGACTGTGAACCTCATCAAGGTAGAAATGATATTGATAATTTAATTAAAGGAGTGTTTGACAGTCTGCTTCCTGACAATGATTCAGGTATTCATACACTGAAAGTTGAAAAAAAATGGACTGACAAACATGATGGGTATATACTAATATTTAATAACGATTAACATGAGTGTAAACAAACAAATTCTCGTAGGTCGGACTGGTTCTGCACCGGAAGTAAAACACCTTGACACAGGTAATAAAGTAGCTAAATTCTCCATTGCCACTACCGAAGTCTGGAAAGACAAGAATGGAGAGAAAAAAGAAGATACCACCTGGCATAACATAACCATATGGGGAAAACTTGCGGAGGTTGCGGAGAAATATGTGAAAAAAGGTGACTTACTATACTTGGAGGGTAGAACCAAGAACTCTAAATATACCGATAAGTATAACATTGAGAGGTATCGGACTGATGTTGTTGTAGATGTTCTTCAGATGCTCGGAGGAAAGAAGGAGAGTAGTGATTCCACACCACATACCGAAGCTCCCGAATCAGCAAGTGCACCAACCGGAGAACCGTCCGCTAGTCAGAACGGGGAAGTAGATGATTTACCTTTTTAGCGTTCTTTAAAATATTAAACTTAAATATAATGAACCGATTTTGGGATAAAGTATTCAAAACTGATACCTGTTGGATTTGGACTGGAGCAAAACGGTCTGGATATGGAGCTATTAAAATCAATGGCCGATGCGTTGGTACTCACAGATATTCTTATATGCTTCATAAAGGATGCATACCAGAAGGTAAGCTTATATGTCATTCTTGTGACAATCCTTCATGTGTTAATCCAGAGCATTTATTCTTAGGTACCTATTCTGATAATATGATAGACTGCTTTAAAAAGGGAAGATTAAAAATTACTAATGAACATAAATTTAAAGAAGGGTATAAACCCCCTAATAGGCTTATTAGTTCTGATGCTAAAATTTCTATTATTAAAAAAACTATTAATAATAGAGGATTTAAAACTCTAAAAGATATAGCAATAGAATTAAATATTCCCTATCAACTTGTAAGAGATATTAAAAGCGGTAGATCTTACAGGAAGGTAGCTTAGACCGCCCACCGGGGTGCGAAATCCCCGGTATTTTTTAGTTATCACATAACCATCACATAATATGGCAAACAAAAAAAAGCGGAGGAATAAGAATCACTTGTCAAGGGCAAGCAAGCAACCAGGTGCTTGTTACGACTACACCAAGAAAAGACACCCGGTAATGGAATTCCTGAAACGGATATTTAAATCTTTCAAGTAATGATAATATGTATTGATTTCGATGGAACGTGCGTTACGCATGAATTTCCGAAGATAGGAAAGGATATCGGTGCTGTGCCTGTACTTAAAAAGATCATTGAATCAGGGCATCAAATCATTCTATTCACCATGAGAAGTGATTTGGACGAAGTTACCAGTGACGATTACAACATTCATTCAGTACCCGGTAAGTATTTAACAGAGGCGGTAAATTGGTTTGCTGAAAATGAAATCCCCCTTTATGGGATAAACACAAATCCAAAACAGGCTACTTGGACGAAAAGCCCAAAAGCATACGGCCAATTGTATATTGATGATGCAGCATTCGGTTGTCCATTGCTTTTAGATACAGCTCTATCTGAAAGGCCTTTTGTGAATTGGGGTGAAGTTGAACGGGTATTATCAATTGACGGAACTATATGAACGTCCGCACCATCCATAACAAAATGCAACTCGAAGAGTATATCGCATATCTCCGGGAAGGTAGGTTGCCTAAGAAGGTAGCTGATCAGGATATTTACCCACTCCGGAGCTTGGAGAGCAATGCGTATTATTGGGGTATAGTACTAAAACATATTTCCGATGCAACAGGACATACAGAGCTTCAATGCCATGAGGAATTTAAGAAGATGTTTCTTTTTAAATATGACGTTAAGTACATCATAAACCAAAATAGGTATGAATGGACTGCCGGGGTATGGTCAACTACCAAAATTGACAACAGGGAGATATGGGAGTACATAATGAAGATCCGTGTTTTTGCTGAAACTGAATTACGAATAGTGATCCCTCTTCCAAATGAATGCTTTATCAATGAATTAGATTTTGAACACGATAACATTGAAACAAGGAGGTTATAATGGGAATATACATAAACGGAACACCGGTAACGGTAGAGGACTTTGTTAAGGCTAAACTTATCAAAACACCTTACGAATGTCCTCACCCAGATAACTACCGTGTGAACTATGACGGGGTTGAGAAATGTAACCTTTGCGGGAAGGTTTTATGACACAATCCCAAATTGATACAGCCCTAGCCAAGATCAAGGCGTGGTACATCGAGCATTATAATTTATGCTTGTTTTGCGGTCATTCCGTGAGAAAACATGGAGACCTTGCGCATATCATCCGGAGGTCAAGTTCAAGAGACCTGCAAACACTCATGCTGAATACCGGGCTTGCTCACCGTGAATGCCATGATTTATTCGACAATGATCCCGAAAAAGCCCAATACCTGCCACGTATGGTGGAAGTTATGTATATTATATACCTGCTGGATATAGAGTATTTCTATCAGCTTGCAGAACATATGCCTGAGCTAAGTCCTGCTTTTGAATTGTTCCCGGAGGTTCCGGACATGGAACTGAAACATCATGGGGAACTTCTGACATTGCAATATTTACATTCATGATAAAATCCAAAAAACTCTCTGAGAGATATCACGTAACCGATGGTGACAACAGTATTTATGTTACTGTCTATCCTGATTACACCTTCGAGATCATGAGGCAGAGGGTGAAGGATGAATCTTTTATAGAGGAAGGGTTAAAGGTGTTGACTGAGAGTATTACAGTATAGATTTCCGCTTCCTCCCGTATTGGTCAATCCCATTAACCACATGAAATATAATGATAGCGATGATAGGTACTATACCGATGTACTTAAACAGGACAATTGATAGAATAATCCATATTGCAGTCTCAATTCCGTCTGTGATTTTCATTTTGATGCGTTTTTATACATTTGTAAATGTAATAATTATCTTTACGGAAAACACAACTAATCATGGACACTGATTTCAAAATATACCTAAAAGGGAACGATCACATTATTGAAAGACTTGTATTTCCAAGATTCAAAGCTAAAATCACATTCGATACATTATCCGATCTTAGTGATATAGAAATGATCGACAATTGTACTGATGTAATGATTCTCGCAAGAGCCATGAGGGAAGCCGGGTATTATCTAGTCAATCATAGTAAATAGGAAACCCCCGGCTAACTCGTAACCAGGGGGGAACCTAATCCAACAACCATGAAAAGAAACGATCTTTAAGATGCCATTCCTATTGCCTTCTTAGCCATTGCCATTGCCTTTGGATCTGCTGCCTGAGTAGCTTGCGCCATAACGTCCTCAGGTAACATTCCGGCCTGTCCTTGCTCCATCTGTTGTTTTCTCTGCTTAACTGCAGCGAGTAACTTGTCTGCAAATGGTAGGGAGGTTTGTTCAAGGAACATTTCAAGGTCAATAAGTTGTCCTTCGAGAAGTTTCAGCAGGGTATCATCAATCATATGACGGTAAACCGGTGTGTCTGTTCCCTGGGAAACAACAATGTCGAAATCCATGTTCCGTACCAGATCAGGATCGTACAGTTTAGAATCCTCGTTTAAGGATCTTCCGTTGATTGCCAAATACCTCTTCTCCTTGTAGAACTGAGCGATCACTTTCAATGCTTTGGTATCCCTTTTCTGTCTGAAGCTCTGGAACGTCTGCATGTAGTCCAGGGTGTTCATTGTTGCGTTCTGAGCCTCCTGAGCGTATAATGATGCCGGTGTTCCGGATCCTGCGTTCTTGCCTTGTATTGCTCCATGTACTCCAGATATATCCTGCATCAAGCTCATTTGTAGCGCAAGCATCTCATTGATACCTATGTTTGTGCTGTTGGAGCTTATCTGCTGTGGGAGGTGGTTATGCGTTACACTTGGTTTGTACACGATAACTCCGTTAAACCGTGTCCATTCTTTTGCGAAATCGTCCGGTGTCATGTTATCTGGGATGGCATCTTCCGGAAGCATAAGAACACCTTTAGCGGAAGCTGACATGATAAAATCAAGCATGATAACCAACCGGTTAATATACCTCTGTTGATCTATGATATCCTCCACAAATCCCCAAACCTCACCGTCAAGCAATGGATACAGAACCATTGCGTATGGGTGTTCCTCATGCTTATATGGGGTCTCTCCTTCGAATAGGGTGTAACCATAAGGGGTAAGGAATTTCACATACCAGAATTGTTCAAATTTCTCCTCAGCTTCAATAAGAGGGATTTCCTCCTGTGGTACTCCATGCTCTATTCCTAATCTCAATCGTTCGGAGTTCTGTTGAGCAATCTCCTTCATGGTGTAAGGTACAATGTTGTAACTTCCGTCCATCGGGTCATGAGCATATATCCTCCATGCGCCTCTGAGTTTCCATATCTCATATAACCGAGCCTTGTTTGTGTCGTTTGGAATATAAAAGTTAAGGTTGTCAACCCTTGAAGCATCCAGACCTCTATCAGCAAGGAAATCCTTGGTGACTGACCGGGTGTAAAGCTCCCTGATTTTCTTCTCTTCCTGAGTATTCCGGGCAAATGTACTTACGATATCATCAAGGGTGGTGTCAATAATCTCCCCGATTATCCTCAGGTCTGTCAACCGGATATCAGATACATCGGAATTGAAGAACATGCGGTTCACATTCACGTTTTCTACAAACAGATCCTCGTTATTGCGCTCTTTCCAGTATTTATACCCTACCTTTTGCAGTAGAGCACCAGAGATGGCAAACTCCTCAAATTCCCTTGCATCAAGTTCCTTTACCATGTTTATCTGTGAGGCTGCTTGCAGGGCATTACTAAGCATCTCGGATACTTCTGCGTTCTCTCTGGACCTTGCGATAACTACCGATTGCGAAGGGTTACTTCTATACTGTCCGATAAGGTTCTTAACGAGCTGGCGTATCTGATTCTGCTTAAGAGGTACCTTGCCCTGATTTTTCAGGTATTGCTCCTCAGTAATGTAAGAATCGCTATCCGGATCAAGTATCTCATCTGACCACTGATCACCACGGTAGTACTTCCTGTTTCTCAATCTTCTTTTACGGAAATCACGGAGGCTGTCCCAATACCTGCGACATTCATCAAGAAGGGCCATATTCTCCCTCGTATCCTCCATCTCCTCGAATTTTGTAAGGCTTACTATCTTTTGTTTTCTCATTCCAAGAGTGGTGTTATTCACCTTCTTGAAATTCTCGTTGGTTACTATTTTCATTGGTCGGTATAATTAGAAATTGCGTTTACGAAGTTTCTTTTCAATAATTCATGTGTATCCTTAATTTGCTGGATTGTCTCTGGGTCCTTTAATCCTTGCAAATCCTCATCCATACTCTTTAACTCAGACTTAAGATCCTTAAGTAGGTCGATCTTGTACTGGTAAGATGGTGAATACTCTGTGTATAAAGATTCATCTTCTCCAAATTCAAGTGAACCCTTTCTCCGGCTTATCATACTCTTATAGTTTTCGACATCATCAATGATATTGTAATATCTGTCATTAAGAGTGTTATTCCAGGGTTCTTTCACAAGTCGTTTTATTACAGGGAAGTTGTTAACGTCAATATTTTTAACCACCTCCTTGTACTCTTTGTCTTTTGTGAGGTCTGTTGCCGCTTGATATATACCAACACTTGTTTTAAGAACATCATTCCAGAACATTCCACGGCCTCCGGTAAAATACTCTATCAGGTGCTCAATGTCAGATGGGTTTTGATCAAAGATATTTATAACAGATTTTATCTGTCCGTTTTCGTCCTCATAGAACTTACTTCCCACTTTTGGATCACCTCCACCAATACGGAATAGTATGTCTGTTCCACCCTTAACTATCCCATTCACATTTCTTAGGCCAAGGGATGAGTTTGCGAGTCTGCCTTCGAGAGCTTTCGTGAACGGTTCACGGTGAATCATCCTTCCTGAAAAATCCTCGTTCCATGCTATATCAAAAAAAGGAACTGCTATTGTTGGTATTAAAGGCCTTGGTGTAACGCCATTTTTATTGCTATACATCTCCATCGGGTTAATCGGAGAAACAGATGAGAACGCATTGGATACACTACTAGCGATTGCTTGCCCAATGGTCTTATCTTCCGTGAACGCTTTCTGATATGCAATAACGCCAAGGGAATGAAACCACCTGAACCCGTGGGGGAGAGGCACGGTTATGAACTTATCTGTTCCCGGCATCTTTATAACCATGTTATTGTACTTCACATAGTCAGAAAGAAGGTCGTAATTGTTCATATCGTCATCATCATCACCACCCCAGAGACTATTTAGAAGAGCTGAAACGAATCCCATTGACATTGCTGCAGCTCCAACTGCCATAAATTTACCTGTGTGTTTCCGGCCCATGCTTATGATATTCTCACCACCTTGAAGGGAGGCATTAAAAAAGGCGAATAAACTACCCATTAAGCTAGTGGCTCTTCCTCTCCTGTTGAAGTTAACTGTGATCTCCTTTGCTAGGAAGGCTGCTTGCTTTTCAGTCTTTCCTTGCTCAATGGCTACCAGGTATGTTGCAAACCGTGACAGATTTTCACTTCTTATGGCAAGGTGTTCCATCCATTTACCTGAATTCACAAGTATTTTGGCGTTAATAGTCTTGTCAAATGTTGAATTCGTTCCGGTAAGTCTGGATAGATCCTTCTTCATCTCATTTGCAAGAATGTCAACATCTTTCAGGTGAATATATCCTGTCTCTCCACCATTGCGCATGAAATCAAGGTACTTCTTATATGTTGGGTCATTAAGGTCTCCTTTGCCTTTAAGGTCTTTTATAATGGCTTTTCTTGCTTTCGGGAGAGCCGCCATGAACGCAATAGCTTCCTTGGTGTCACCTTTCACGAAATGAGCCAATGTAGCGAACTGTAAATCCCGGATCATATTGATCGGGATAAAAGCAGGGTTCTTGGAAGTAAAGTTCTGGGATAACCACCTTGTTATATCAGGGATAGAGGTGTTTAGTACAGGTATCTTCCAGTCGTTAAGCGCATATGCCACATCTTCAACGGTTGATCGAGACTTATTAAGAGCATTTGCGACATCTGCCGGGAGCACCATAACAAACTTTTCTCCACCTATGAATACTTCTACCTCATGCTCTCCGGCCTGACCTGCGGATCTACCTTTGACATGTGACATATCGTATTGCATCTTAACCATACCCTTATCCCAAAGGTCCTGAGCTGGCTTGTCAAGGGTTTCCACATAGTTTTTCTTTCCGGTATCCTCATTATAGGTACCGTCCCATATAGCATAAACCTTTTTGAACTTATGCAACTCCTTCATACCTGAGTTTGCCTTAACTAACCGGGCCGCATGTTGCTTAACCTTGTTTTTCTCTCCGGTAACAATGGCTGTATGAGCCATGTTGACAATGTACTGCATGGGGTCATCAGCTAAACTCTTTCTCCCTTTGGCTTTTTTTAGAGGGTTTACGCTCTTTCCGGTGTCATTGCGCTGGTATGTGTAATAATTGTCCGCTTCGGTCTGCTTCCAGTTACGAAGAGGAACATAGTTTTTATATTGATTGATGATTTTGTCATGCGTCTCCTGGTTAATGAATCCATGCTCTAACCATCTATGAACAGAGAACTGAGTAGCCTTGTTAACAGCCTTCCAGAACTCATCAATTGACTTCGGAGACATTTTTGATTCATATTTAGCAGACATCATCTCAGCTTCGATGGTTGCCATCCCGGAATTCACCTCTTTGCCGGTAGTTTTCTCCAACTCTTTATTCCTTTCAGGGGCATGTTTAGCCATCATGTACTCGTTAAGCTGCTCATATGTCATACCAGTCTCCTTCATGATCTTTGCGGAGGCCTCCAGAAGGTCTTTCTGGAAGGTATCATTGTACGTGTCAATGGCTTTTTTGATTATCCCGTGAGACAGGTTCTCCTGCCGGTAAGCATTGGATATCTCCGATATCTTACCTCCGAGTTTAGTGATCTTATCCTGCCATTCCCGGACGGATAACATTCTGTTTTGCCATAACTCCGTTCTTTTCTGTCCTTTGGTTGTAAGTATATCCCTGGGAGGTCCGCTATTTGTCGGGGGTGT